ATGCTGCATCTGGTGACATGACTGCATCAGCCAATCCCACATCAACACCACTTTGACCCATAAATGTCATTGCTTCAGTGTTTTTAACTTTTGAAGCATCTAAGTTACGATTTCGAGCTACCGTATTCACAAATAACTCACCCATTGAATTAATTTCTTTTTGGTAGCGCTCTAGTGCATCAGGTGCCAGTGGTAACTCTGGTGCGCCATCTGTTTTATGTTTGCCGTAATTGATAAATGTGACTTTTAATCCTGCGCTATCAATTGCTTTGGACATATCAACATGCATTGTGATTACGCCAATCGAGCCAACACCACCAGTGCGAGGCACGGTCACATAGTCACAAGCGCTTGCAATTGCATAGCCTGCGGAATATGCATACTCGTTTAAGATTCCCCAAATTGGCTTCTTGCCGCGAATGGCATAAATTGCATCTACCAAATCAAAGCAACCTGATACCTCACCACCGGGTGAACAAATATCTAAAGCGATTGCTTTAACAGAAGAATCATTAAGCGCTGCATATAGGTTTTGACGGATACCATCGTATCCAGTCATACCGCTATATGGTTTCAGGCATCCCAATTTTTGAACCAAAGTGCCTTCAATCTGGATAATGGCAATACCACCTTGGACTTCATATCCAACTTGCCGTGTGGGTCGAGACTGAGACGAAAACTCGTAATCGTCATCTTCCATCATCACAGTGCGTTGGATCTGACTAATCCCTAATCGCTCTGATAAAGCTGCTATAACGACTTCAGCTTTGGCGGGATGAATTGCTAGAGGCACATTGAATAATCGCTGTGCCAAAAACGCGAATCGTTTCATTATTCTGCCTCTGGTAATTGTGTTGTTTGCTTAGCAGGTGGGCTTGCTTCTTCGCCTTGACCAGTCCATTTTGGCAATGGCAAATCACGCTCTTTGAACATCCGCACTTCATTCGCACGTTGATCAAGAAGTTCACGATAATCCGCGCCATCTAACTGAGCCGCTTCTTTTTCCAATGTGGTTAGACCAGCATCCATACCAAGGATTGCACCTTGTTTTTCTTTCACATCGTCAACATAACCACGACCTGGACCCATCCACTTACAACGACCATAAAAGCTTCTAAACTGAATAAAATCAGGCGCACCATTAGGTAGTGGTAAATTCCCGATTTCGAATGCTTCTTCAAGCCAAGCAGTAAATAAAGGCTGACAGAAACCCGTTGCAAAATTCATACGGCGGCGGTTGAAAGTTTTCCAAGCTTCTAACATTGCAGCTCGATAAGATGAGTAATTCACCTCTGACCAGTTTTGACTGATCTGTTGAGCGCTCATACCTGTTCCTGCTGCTACGTTTCGCAATACAGCGGATTCAAAGCTAGAGAAGTTGGAATTAGGTCTTTGTGCTGATACCGAAGTAATGCTTTCACCCGGTGCCAAGACAGGCATCCGAACACCACCAAGTTTGATACGACTATTTTTATGGAATTCAGTCCTAAACTCTTGGTATGCACCCAAACCAGCAGTATCTGGTCCCTCGCCACCAAGCGCTTCAGCTACAAATTCTTGGTCAAAAGGACTTGTGATGTAAGCGCCAAAGATTGCATTGACGATTGCCGCATCCAGTTCCGTTCCTTCGTACTTAATCAACATTTTTAATCGTTCAAGTACCGAAGTTAAAATCCCTATCCCGCGATGCTGTGAAGCTCGGTCATGATCGAAATCATGCACAATGATTGGTCGACCCCATTCCGTCTCTTTAGGAATACGCTCCCATTCAACCGACTTTGCAGCATTAAACCAGTCGCCTTGATGTGCTTTACGGATGTTGTAGGCAATTGGCGCGCCATTTTCATCAATCTCAACACCACCACGCATATACTTTCTATCGTATTGGTAGTTAGGATTGCTCAATCGATCAGGATCAATTATTTGAATAGCCGTTGCATAATATGCAGCACCATAACCAACTTTTTCAGGCTGCCATTTAATGTATGCAAGTGCATCGCCATCAATGATCTTGTGTCGATAAGCCAGATAAAACATTTCCGAAACAGTTAGACAACGTTCTACATCACAATAGCGACCAACATCATTTGCAAATAATCGCCACTGAGCATCTACAGCACGACCAAATTCTTCTGCCCATTTGTGGTCAAACCCTTTTATACCTGTGACTTGTTGCAAACCGTAATAATCAGGTTTGCTTAAAGGTCTAAATTCGGGACCAATAACATTATCAAGAGTTCGAGTAATTGCAGCATTCGCCCAACCATCATTACGAACTAAATCACGGGTTCGAGCGACTACAATGTCGCGCCCCATGTTTAGCTCAATATCAGGAGACCAGAGTGCAGGTGTCCAACCAGCCGTGTGCTCGCTTGAAAATCCAGCAGCGTCATACGGCGGCGATGCATAACCCTCATTACCTGCAAGTGCTTTGGTCTTTTGGGTAATGGGCTGTCCATGAATATCTACAATTCGAGGTCCCGATTTGTCTTTTTCTACTGACATACTCAAATCCTCGTAAATCTAAATTTAAGTGCTCGTCTGCGTTGTGTTGGCATTCCAAGTTGAAGCTTAAGCATTTCAATGAATTGCTCTAACATTTGCTGATCAACTTTTTCATACTTAACAGTTCGCGAACCATCGCCTTGTGCATATGAAAGCTCAACTGCTCTTGCACCAGTCATTAACTGAACATAAGCACTCTGCGCTGCATTTAAGGCTGCTCGTAGCTGATCAATAGTCATACCTGCAAGCGGTGAATTGTTTGGGTTATACATTTTGCTTATCCAAAAAAAACCCCGCCAAAGCAGGGTTATTGATTCATTTCAGCCATTCGTTCAGCCATGGTTTTTTTCTTGGGTGTATCAGCTTTTGATATCAAGAAAGAATTAGAGGACTTATCATTTGAATTAGATAAATCATTAATATCCATAGGGTCATTAAGAACTCGCTCTATTTCTGGCATTGGTACAAAGTCTTGCTTTTCCACACGTTCGCACATGCTGTTTAATTTCAACCCCATGTGAATGAGACCGCAAAGCGCAGAATAAGCATAGACTCGACAATCTAAAGCTTCGTTTGCCTTGCCTGAAGGTAACTCCCAAACACGATATGTTTCTGCCCCTATTTTTTTGGTCATCAGCCTTTCCGCCAATAACTGCTGGAAGTAACCAAGATCTCGGTCACTTGGGAAATGCATATAACCGGGACCAGCTACATCAAGATGCAATCTTCGTCTGATCTGATCTTTTGCACTATTTACCCCAAGGATAATTGGTTTGAATGTTTTCTTTGTTCTGCTGGTTGGTTTCTTTGTTGGCCACACTGGTGAACGTTTACCGTTTCGAGCAGATTCACCTTTAATTGCCCAAATACGGCGAGATAAGCGCTCTTTGCAAAAGTCGTATACTTTTTGGGTGTGACCTTCCTGACCACCAGAATCAAGACAGGCTGCCATAATTGTGAAAGGACGACCATCACCCCTACGGAAACGCTTTTTTAAATATGCATCAATCTTTGCCCAATACTCAGGATCATCAATTTCACCGTAAATTGTTTCATATGCGATTGACCAAGATTCTTCGAACCGCCCCCAACCTACAACCTCAATTTCACAACGATCATATTGGAAGTCGATACCAGCAGTTAAAACACCAACACCATCAGGTACTTCATCAACCCAACTTTCACACCTTTCTAAAAGCTGACCTTCTGGTAATACGCTTTCACCAAGATCATCGAATGGTTCACCAAGTACAAGGTTAAAAAACGTTTTACGTCTTAATGGGTCCTTGTAGTCGTTCAACCACTCTTCAACAAGTCTTGACCAACCAGCCTTTGGTAGTAACGAATAACCGCTCCATATATGAAAACCTGCATGCCCTTTAAATGGTGCAGTGGCTTGCCATACACCATTTTGAATCATCCAACCTTTATGATCTTCCGTTATTTCACAACCATTGATGCAAGCATAATAAGCAGAATCTTCAATATACTCACCGTGCTCATCACGTTTCCATTTGATGCCATGTGGAGTTTCTTTTCCACCCCACTCTAAAACCTGAAGCTCCTGACAGTGTGGGCATGGAACAAAGTAACGGCGCATATCGCTGTTATGCCATGCCTTTTCTATTCGGCTATCACCCTTGTTTGTTGGTGTTGATCCAAGAACAATGACGCTATTCCAATAGGTTTCAGCACGTTTTTTCCCAAGTGATATTTGATCACCTTCAGCACCAGCACCACCGATGGGATAACCATCTATCTCATCAAACATAACCACGCGAACAGTGACACGGCGAAAGCCCCCAGGTGAGTCCGCACCAATAAGCTTTACACCAGATCCATTATTAAACTTCTTCGCCAAAATAGTCTGATTGGAATCTTTACTTTTTGCATCACCGCCTAATTTTGCCAAAACAGGTACATCACGCAACATAGGCGCAATTACATCTTTAGAGTGACTTTCTGCATCACTAATACGTGGCTGTACGATCAGGATTGGCGAAGGCTGATAATGGATAAAATATCCAAATGCATTATTAAGTACCTGTGTGTAACCAACACGCGCTGATTTCATGACAACGATTGTTTTGTTTTTTGTATCGGTCATAGCATCCATAATGCCGTTTTGATATGGATACGCCTTAAATCGTCCAGTGCTTGCTGAATAGTCGGCAGACAGTACCATATATTGCTCGGACCATTTGCTGACTGATAAAAATGGCGGCGGTCGCAATGCTTCAGCAAAACTTGCTCTAATTTTCAATTTCATAAGAATCTAAGAACTCATTAAGGCAGTGTGTTAATTCTTCCCTTAAAGAACTCTCAATCTCTGCGGGTGAATTAATCGCTGCAAGCCTCACAGCAAGCTCAGAAGGTAAAGAAAGTAACTTCCGCTGTAACTGGGCAGCAACTTCAGCATCATGCTGATAAACCTTTTCAGCCTCTAATAACCGACCTTCCCGTACATCAGCTTCAAGTTTGGCAACACGTGCACGCTCTCTTTCCACTTGTAATTTTTCATAGGTGAGTCGCCGAGATAATTCTTTGGCTGCAAGCTTAGCTTCTGCTGAGTCATCAATAGGTAACTCAGTGTTACCCTGTGTTGAGTTACCTAAATCAGTTACCTCGTTACCTTGGGTAACACCAAAATCCATGCACTCATCTGAGGTTAATTTTTCTGTTCTATACTGCTCTAAATTTTTATTACTTTGTTCTTCATCCACTGAGCCATCAGCGTTTAAGACAACCCACCCTTTTTCTTTCCACTTCGTAACAGTCTTTTTACTTACGGCATGGAGTCGAGCAAATTCTGCTTGATTCATGGTTATCGTTACCCTGTTACCCACTTCAAAAAATTTCGTAGCTAGTCACAAAGCACGATGCGCAATTCCCCGCCTTGTCACACCCCTTGGGAAGGACCCTTCGTAAAAGCCTTCTGTGTTTGCTCACTAGCCATTATTGTCATTGTGTTGTCACCCAAGCGTATGTTGTGAGGCTTCAATCCCATTTGTTTACGATGTGCATTAAATTCTTCAATCGCTTTCTTTCGCTGTTTATTCATGTAAACAATAAGAATAGGTACAGCAATAAAGACCACACAAATGAAAGCACACAACAACCAAAGTAAAACAGTTAATGGACTCATGATGATTCTCTCTATCTTGCTGATGCTATTGCTGCGGCGAGTTGTCTTTCAAATACTGATTTAATGTTTCGACTTACTACGGCGTTTGCTCTCGCACCGAAGTTCAATCGTTTCTGTGTATTGACTGGATCATGGAATGACACAAGCAATTTAAGCCTACCTGTTGTATTAGATAGCTTATTTACCTTTCCACTTTTCTTAGATTGTCCTTTTGCAGCGTTTGCACTACGATAATATGGTCTTTGCCATAGCCCGTATATCGAACCAACCTTGCCCAAGAACACATCTTTTCTATTCAAATACTTCTTAATAGTGTTTCTAGGCAAGTTTCCATACTGGTTAGATGCAACAGAGATGGGTACAAGATCAGCAGGCTTTGCACCTAGAAACTGCTTCCCACCATATTCGTACGGCGCAATATATCGAGCAGCCAAAGGTCTTATATAAACGGTTGCGGTTGGATTGCCTTTCTTTGCGTATTTAATAGCTACTGAATTAACTGTGAACGGCGTTGGATTGTCAAAGAACGATGCTAAACCTTTCTTTTCCTCTTCCTGTGCAATCTTAGCCAACTCATTAACCGTTTTAACTAATGCAAATGCGACTTGTCTTTTATGTTCGGCATTAACTTTTCTTAGTTGATCTCTGATATTGGAGTTGATTGATAAATTCAACATATCTCACCCCTAATAT